TAACGATTTGTGGTTGATTTGCTGCGGTTGTTTGCGTTGCATTTCTTGCATTTCCTGATTGGTCATACCAAGTCGTCACAAAACCGTTCCCACTTCCACAGAATGAAGTCAATGAGGACGTATCTAATACATTATTTACAAACCCAATATCTTGTTCAGTGTTATCGCTTGACCTACGAACACGAATTGCACTTCCTGTATATGCACTTCTTAATTTACGCAATGAATACGCAGCGGATGCGTTGGGGTATAAATCAAGCAACCCTGTAAATGAGGCAATCTGCGATGCTACTATCCCGTGTGTTGCTATTATCATGATGCTATGTCCCCAAACAAATAGGCTTCTGTTCCACTTAGAAATACCAATGTTGCACCACTATATTGAGCCGATAATTTTAATTTACCGCCATTGCTTCTTATTGTCATCCCTGAACCTGCAACGATTGTGGTCTGTCCTGCTCCGTATTGTGCCAATAAAATCTGTGTCCCTGCTGTAAATACCGATGCAGGTACGGTCAAGTTATTAGCACTTGCTACATTCATTTCCACCAACTTATCCGCATCAGATGCAACCAATGTGTAGGATGCAGTCTGTCTGTTAGCGGTAATTAGTTTATTTGTTTTGGTGTCGATTTGCGTTTGGATTGCACTCGTAACGCCATCGAGATACCCGAACTCCGTATTTGATACAGAACCCGAACCAATTGCAGTTGCATCAATTCCACTCGCAGGGGCTACGGATATATTACCCGTCCCTAACAATGATGTAGAGTTAATTGTCTTAATATTGGTACCGCTTACAAGTGTGTCCTGTTTGCTCGTAGCCAATCCGCTATATAAACTATTTACTGCATTATCACCCGTATTCGTTCCGCTTGTATTTCCAATAACTACTAATTGAGCATCGGTTACATATCGCTTATTTGAACTATCGGCAATATCCGCAGTGGTTGCGTCTGCTCCTGCGGTTACTAAACCCTTAGAATCGTAAGTTATTTTAGTTTTTGTTGCTCCTGTAATCGCTGCGTTTTCGTCTACCTTAGAATCTAATTGCGTTTGAATCGCACTCGTTACCCCATCCAAATAACCAAATTCAGTATTACTCACCGTACCTGCACCAATCTTAGCGGCATCAATGCCCGTGGCTATTTTTGCATCGCTTACAACTCCATTATCAATTGTCCAAGTTGCACCGCTATTGCTTACGGTTATATCTCCCTTATCTCCATCAGGAATTGAACCACCTCCACTATATTGTGGGATGTTCAATGTATCACCTACCAACGTAGCCGCACCACTTGAACCCGTTGTGGTTAATGTCAATGTACCTTGTTTTGCATTTAATTGGTTTTGGATTGCGGAGGTAACGCCATTTAAATACCCATATTCGGTATTGTCCACAGTACCTGCACCAATATCCGATGCCGCCAATGTAACTGCACCCGTTTTACCTGCTACCGATTGTACGGGAGCTTGTGCCTTTAATTGTGCAATGGTAATTTTTTTGGTAGTATCATCCGTTAAATCCACTATGGGTAGTGGGTCGGAATTATCAATTGTGGTTATCGCAGTTAGTTGCGTTATTTTCTGATCGGGCATAATGTTTATGGTGTTACTTGTACTCCTGTTACTGAACCAACCCCTTGGGCTTGTAATGAACCATCACAACACTTGCGTGAATACTTGCCATTCTTACATAGACAAGCTCTATTCCCCCCAGGCTTTGGGGAGCTTCGTGATGGTGTTACCCAAGTTTTGGTCATACTTTTAAAACGATTTTTTTTTTGAATGTTCTATTTGAATAATATATACAATCCGAATGCACATAATATCACTCCCACCCAAAAAAACACACTATGTGCCGTAGTCCACGCCTGTTTCTTTGCATCCATAACAACTTTTGGTGGTAGGGTAATGGTTTGTGTTATTCTTATGGTGTCGGGGTTTTGCCTTACCCATACTTTGATTTTATTGTAATGGCGTACAATCTTAACCCTAACAGAACCCGTGTCAATTTGGATAGTGTCAATTTCCGTGGTCGTAAACGTATCATGGAAATAAATTGAATCCCTAACAACAAATGTATCAATCCTAACTTTCACCTTGCATAAATCAGGTTGTTTCTTACACGCCTTTTCGATGTGATATTGTGCAGAACAACCACTTAATAATATCAATATGGCAATTATCTTGGTGGTTTTTGTGAATAAATCACATTTTACCACATTAGCAACTTTTACACTTGCCATGTACGTTTTAAGTTTAGCAACCTTATTTGCCTTTGGGGCATAGGTTTTTTTTACATTAGATTCCATCCAGTATAATTAGTTGGGTATGAGGTTGGGTATTGACCTGCATTTTGGTTAGCGGTATATTCAGGGAATAATTGTGGGTAATAGCTTAGATAATCCACCAATCTTCTGCGGTAAGTATCTGCCATTGCCCGTGTACGTTCCACCAATGTACTAATTTCACCTGCATCGGGTAATTGAGTACCTTCAGGGGTGTTCCTTACAATCCCTGCATTGCTTACCTCGTATCCATGAAATAATAACAAATCCGCCATTGAATAATGGATAAGCATCGGTTGTACATAATCGGATACCAATGTAAGGTAATTGCCTGTTAATACGTTATTCTTTACATCGGTCAATATCTTACGATACAATAACGTACCCAATAATTGTTGAACCTCAATATCCTGTGCCACCTTAATGAATGGCGTTATCTTATCAATATCAAAATTACCACTTAACTGGGTGTACTTAAATAAGTCATCCTTTGTGATAAGTAATACATCATCGTTTGCGTACATGGTTTATTTGTTTTTTAATGAGCCTCTATTAGGTAAATCGTTTGTTTTTACGGATGCTATATCCCAAGATGGTGGGTCAAATGGTACACCTGCCCTATCTGCACTCTGTGAAGATACTCGGTCATAATTATCCACTATATCCCTCATGTTCTGTTCTTTTTCTTCACTTGTCAATGGTATGATTTTACCATTTATCTTTTTTCTTCGGTATGTCAATCTGAACCATTGGTGTTTACAATACACCCCACCCTTATATTTCCAAATTGAGTAACTTGATTTTCCCGATGGTGCAAATTGTCCATTAATACCAGCATCACCCATTACATCAATATCTTCCCTGCGATAGGTTACACCAAGCTTGGCATTGGCAACCATATCTTTACAAAATATGCGGCTATTCTCTTGAACACGGAATGGTGCGTATCGGTATCTAATTAAATAAATACCCTTATCATCCTTGCTTTTCTCATCAGGGTTGGCAAATCGTTTAAAAAATTCGTGCCGTGATAGGTGTTGTTCGTTATCGGGATCATCCACAGGGGATTCATCAATTAACTCCCACACCGATTCATCGATAACTTGACCTTTGTCTTTTAAATACTCAATCCATTCTTGTTCGGCTTCCTGTGTGAATTCAGGTCTATCGGCACTCAATTTAGCATTATTAGAGGCACTTTCGGGATAGTCGGTATATGATTCTGCCAATTGTACAGAACCCTCCCAATAATTGTAACATATTGCAGCCGCTTGGTCTTGTTCTTTACCCTCGCCAACTACCACTCCAATACAACGGGAAATAAAATCATCTTCCGATTCCCCTGCATTGGGTTTTACAAAATCATACTTTTTTTTTTGGGAACTAAATCCCATTTCTTGTTCCTTAACTTCCTCGGTAACTTCCTTGCCCGATAGGTCGGTAAATTCCAAAGGTTGCAACGTTTTAAAGTACATTTCCAACGATATTCCATTGGCGTTTAATACTTTCTCTACACCCTCAATAATTAATCGTTGAAATGGTCTTATAACGATGTTATCGAATAGTATAGATGCACTACGCAACTCATCGGCATTATTCCCTAATCCTGTATTGTCTTTAATCCCCAACAACATTGGTGATACAATGCGGTGGGCTAACATTATCTTTTGGGTGGATTCCCTTGATAAGAATTCGTACTGATTATGAGCATCGGATAATTGTACTGGTGTTATTTCGGTTGCCGTTTCCTTGGAATCGTTAAATGATATAATTGCTCTACCTGCATTGGAAGAACCACTCCATTTGGCGTTAATTTGCCCCTCTATTGCATTTCTAACCTCTTCGGGTGGTTGACCATTATTAAAGTTAATTAACATCGATGGTGCTAAACCATTTTTGATGTTGTTAATATGGTAGTTGCTAATTTCACATTCTAAATCTGCCCATTGTGTACCACCCTGATAATCTACGGGTGCAAAGTAGTACGATCCTGTTGAATATGGTTTAACCACCAATATACATTCATTCTCATTCTCATCAAATCCAAATGATGCAAATCGTTTAGGTTGCTGACCTCTTTTTAATTTACTCCAATCGGCACAGAAATACCATCCCTCAATTTCACCTTTATCGTTGCATCGTTCAGGGCGTAGGGTTTGAATAGGCCAATGAGATACCTTAACATAGGATTTCTTGTCCTTGGATTTAACACAATGAAAAGCATATTGCCCCAACATCTTCAAATCCAATGTAACGGCACGGATGCAATCAGGTTTAATAAGCTTTTTAAATTCAATATACCCCTTTAAATTCCTATCGGATTTAACTACCTCCAAACCTAATCCATACACTAAATCTGCAATACCTTTAATTGCCGCATTGTTGGTTGGTGGACCAAGATACAAATCAATTAAATACTGATAATAATCGTTATCCTCTCCGTATTCAACCCAATGTTTATTCTTATGCTCTACAATCGCAGGTGCGGTGTAGGATGCAAATTGCATAAACGAAAAATTCTGTTTTATAATGTTATCCATTGTGGACTAATGTTTGATGTGGTATCCCAATTTTTAAATGTCTTGTTGATGTTTGTGGATTCATCCGACCACGTTGCCAAATACTCCCACATTATTGCATCTTGATAATATACACGAATTAAACAATTATCTAAATTCTGTG